AGGTAAAGTAATATGAAGTACACCAATCCCACAAAGGTAATCACAGGACCCAACACAAGATTCAGCTACGCAAACGTCTGGGAAGCAAAGTCCATCAATGGCGGCGCTCCGAAGTTCAGCGTGAGCCTTATTATTCCGAAGTCCGACACAAGGACGGTAGAGAAAATCAAGGCGGCAATCGAGGCGGCTTACAAGGAGGGTGAGAGCAAGCTCAAGGGCAACGGCCGCTCCGTTCCTGCGCTTTCCGCTATCAAGAATCCGCTGCGCAACGGCGACACCGAGCGCCCCGACGATGAAGCCTATGCAAACAGCTATTTCATCAACGCTAACTCTGCAACCGCTCCCGGTATCGTGGACGCTAACTGCAATCCCATTCTGGAGCGCAGCGAGGTTTACAGCGGCGTTTACGGCAGAGCGTCAATCTCATTTTATGCATTTAACTCCAACGGCAATAAGGGAATCGCCTGCGGTCTGAATAACCTGCAGAAGCTCCGCAACGGTGAGCCGCTTGGTGGCAGGACCCGCGCCGAGGACGATTTTGCAACAGATGATGACGATGATTTCCTTTCGTGAGGTGCAACATGACAGAGTTTGAAAGCATTATGCTTGCCGCTTGCTTCGGAATTTCGGTGGGAGCGGTCATTGGCAATCTCATCTCCACGATTGGCTCACTGATAGAGGTAATCACGCGTCACCGCAAGACTAATCACAAGTAATATTGGCAGTCTTACTGTCGGGCGGGTGGGTAGGTTTATTATGGAGGTTTTTATGGATATTTCAACTTTTAACAACTCGGAATTCGGAGAAATCCGTACAATTCAGAATGACAGCGGGATACTTTTCCGATGTCGCAAGGGCGCTTGGTTACGCAAGACCTGCAGATGCCATTTCGGCTCATTGCAAAGGGGTCTGCGTTTTACCGACCCCTTCTGCCGGAGGGGTTCAGAATACTAAGTTCATCACGGAAGGTGATGTTTACCGCCTTATCGCACACAGCAAGCTTCCCGGTGCAGAACGCTTTGAGAGGTGGGTGTTTGATGAGGTTCTGCCCTCTATCCGCAAGCACGGTGCGTATCTAACGGAAGATGTTCTGGAACAGGCGCTTACTTCACCGGATTTTCTCATTGAACTGGCTACCAGACTGAAAACTGAAAAGGCGAAAAACGCACAGCTTACCGTTTCCAATCAAATCATGCAGCCGAAAGCAGATTATTTCGATATGCTCGTCGACAGAAACCTGCTCACAGGCATTCGTGACACAGCAAAGGAACTCGGCATAAGGCAGAACGATTTTGTGCGTTTCCTGCTTGACAAGGGTTATCTTTTCCGCACCAAGAAAGGCAAACTCAGACCGTATGCTACATACGTTGACAGCGGTTTGTTTGAAATGAAGGAGTTCGTCAACGACAAGACGGGATACATGGACACACAGACCCTTATTACTCCTAAGGGCAAGGAAACATTCAGACTGCTGTGTATCTGACAATCATTCGGGCGGTAGACTAGCTTTACCGCCCATTTTTGAGGTGAACTATGGAAAAAATAAAAACACTGTCAATCGACCTTGAAACATTCAGCGATGTTGACCTCGCAAAATGTGGTGTGTACAGATATGTTGAATCACCCGCATTCGAGATACTGCTGTTCGGAGTTTCAGTGAACGGCGGCGATGTTGTGGTGTACGACCTTGCACAGGGCGAGAAAATTCCCGCAGAAATTCTCACTGCCCTGACCGATACCAGCGTTATCAAATGGGCATTCAACGCAACCTTTGAAAGAGTGTGTCTGTCAAAATATCTCGGTTTGCCGTCCGGAGAGTATCTAGACCCGCAGTCGTGGAGATGTTCTATGATATGGTCGGCATACATGGGACTTCCGCTGTCGCTTGCCGGCGCAGGAGCCGTTCTCGGATTGCCGGAACAGAAGCTGAAAGAGGGCAAGGAACTCATCAAGTATTTCTGCGTACCGTGTACTCCTACCAAAGCGAACGGCTTCAGAACGAGAAATCTTCCCGAACACGCTCCGGAGAAATGGGCTCAGTTCAAGGCTTACAACAAGCGCGATGTCGAGGTTGAAATGTCGATACAGGACAAGCTGCGGAAGTTCCCCGTGCCGGATTTTGTTTGGGAAGAATACACTCTCGACCAGCAGATAAACGACCGTGGAATTGCGCTTGATATGACGGTTGTGGAGAACGCAATCGCATTTGACGAACGTTCAAAGTCACTGCTCTCGGCGAAAATGCAGGAACTTACCTCGCTTGACAATCCTAACTCCGTTCAACAGATGAAACAATGGCTCTCCGAGAACGGCTTGGAGGTTGACAGCCTTGGCAAAAAGGAGGTAGCGTCAATGCTGAAAACCGTACCGCCGCAGCTTGCGGAGGTTCTGGAACTCCGTCAGCAGCTTGCAAAATCCTCGGTCAAGAAATATCAGGCAATGAAGAATGCTGTCTGCGCTGACGGTCGAGCACACGGAATGTTTCAGTTTTACGGCGCAAACCGCAGTGGTCGGTGGGCGGGGCGGCTCATACAGTTGCAAAACCTCCCGCAGAACCATATCCCCGACCTTGAACAGGCTCGGGAGCTTGTGGAAAGCGGCAACTACGAAGCCATGGAACTGCTGTATGACGATATTCCGGACACGCTTTCCCAACTTATCCGCACGGCATTTGTTCCGAAATCGGGAATGAAATTTGTGGTGTCTGACTTTTCGGCTATTGAAGCAAGAGTTCTGTCCTGGTTTGCTTGTGAGAATTGGCGGCTTGATGTTTTCAAAAGTGGCGGAGATATCTATTGTGCGTCCGCAAGTCAGATGTTCCGTGTTCCTGTTGAAAAGCATGGTGTGAACGGTCATCTGCGACAGAAAGGCAAAATCGCAGAGTTGGCGCTCGGTTATGGCGGTTCGGTCGGCGCTCTGAAAGCTATGGGCGCATTGGAGATGGGGTTGTCGGAGGATGAGTTACAGCCGCTGGTGGATATGTGGCGCAGTTCCAACCCGAATATAGTTCGGTTCTGGTGGGAAGTCGACCGCTGCGTGAAGGATACAATACGACAAAGGCTTCGCGCAGACACACATGGCATTCAGTTTGAATATCAGAGCGGAATGCTGTTTATCACGCTGCCGAGCGGCAGACGGCTGTCATACGTCAAGCCCCGTATCGGTGAGAATAAGTTCGGCGGCGAATCCGTCACTTATGAGGGCGTTGGTGCAACGAAGAAATGGGAGCGCATCGAAAGCTACGGTCCTAAGTTCGTGGAGAATATCGTTCAGGCGGTCAGCCGGGATATTCTCTGCTATGCTATGCGAACGCTGCGGAATTATCGTATCTGCGGTCATGTTCATGATGAACTTATTATCGAATGTCCGACAGATACGAATGTATCTGAAATCTGCGAGATGATGGGAAGAACTCCACCGTGGTCAGCGGGACTTCCGTTGCGAGCTGACGGGTATGAGTGTGTTTTTTATAAAAAAGATTGAATGCTGGTTCGGTTTTTGCTTTTGCCTGTCCGTTAGTAGGTGAAGGCAATAAACCGAATCAAAATTTTTTTGGAGGAGAAAAATGATTTACACAAAAAACAACAACAGGGAAAATCCCGTTCTTGAAGGAAACACCTTCTCTGTCTGCTGCAAATGCGGAAAGGAAGTCCCCGTTCCCTTGAACGAACTGTTCAGAGCCAAGAAAGACCACCCGCTGTCGGCAAAGGTAATATGCCCCGAATGCACAAAGGAGCAGTTCAGCAGACACCACCCGACGCTTAATGATGTCGTGGCTCTGACCTTATCCTTGTGCAAACTCGGTTTCACAAGACAGGTTCGCTCAACCTACAGCGATTATAACATCAGTGATATACAGGAACTCGGGCGGGAGGATTACGGAAACTTCGTAAACGGACTGCTGACGGCAGTTGCGGGAGGTGTGACTTAATGAGTGATGTAAGCTACTATAACCCCGAACGCTATCCCGACCCTACCGCATACGCAGGGCTTACAGCCGCTATAAAGGCGGAAAAGGGAATGCACTTCAAGCCTGTGGTGTATATCTGTTCGCCTTACTCGGGCAACATCAGGCTGAATACAGCGAATGCCCGACGCTATTGCAGATACGCAGTAGACAAAGGGTGCATACCCCTTGCTCCGCACCTTTTGTTTCCGCAGTTTATGAATGAGGAAAACGAAAGAGAAACAGCAATGTTCATGAATTACGTTCTTCTTACCAAGTGCAGGGAACTGTGGGTATTCGGCAGAACAATAACCACGGGAATGTCTGAAGAAATCGAAAAAGCTAAGCAGCGAAAAATCCGTATCAGATATTTCACGGAAGAAATCAAGGAGGTAAATGACTGATGTTCACGATTTACAGCGCAGACACAGCAGGAATTCCATCAAATTGCTTATACCCCTACATTCATCATGTCACGGACGACAGCAGTCTGAAAGCCGCTGTCCTGACCGATTATGTTTGCGCCGAGTATAAAAACAGTTATCGCAGCAACAGCAACTTCATCGGCAGCGATTGCCTGCCTGTGGACTGTGATAACGACCATTCAGAAAATCCGGAAGACTGGGTGACTCCCGAAGATGTAGCAAACGCTTTTCCCGGTGTTTCATTCGCCGTTCATTACAGTCGTTCAAATAACAAAGCGAAGAAAGGAAAGGCTGCAAGACCTAAATTCCATGTGCTTTTCCCGATTGATTATGTCAGCGACCCGGCAATATACAGCGAAATGAAAAAGCAGGTAAATTCGCTGTTTCCGTATTTCGACACTCAGGCGCTTGATGCGGCCAGATTCTTTTTCGGAACAGCGGATACAGATGTTGAAATCTATCCCGGATTTATGAATCTTACTGATTTACTGAAAGTTTATTCATACGATGATGTGTTTGACAAAGATATGCCGCAGGCGCAGTTCGGTGATACCACTATACATGAAGGCAGCCGCAATGCTACTTTATCCCGCTTTGCCGGAAGAGTTCTCAAGAAATATGGTGATACAGATAAAGCGCGCCAGTCTTTTATTGATGAAGCGGCAAAATGCGTACCTCCTCTTGATGACGCTGAACTCTCGACCATCTGGCGCAGTGCAAAGAAATTCTATAGCAAGGTAAAAACACAGCCCGACTATGTTTTGCCTGAACAGTATAACGCAGATTTCGGTCTGTGTCCGGAGGATTTCTCTGATATCGGACAAGCAAAAATTCTGGCAAAAGAATATAACGGTGAACTCGTATATACGGACGCCACCGACTATATGCGCTATGACGGGATCCGCTGGGCTGAGTCAAAGCAGCTTGCAGTCGGAGCTTGCGAGGACTTTCTTGACCGCCAGCTTGCTGAATCTGAGGCAGAGTTGATAAAGGCGAAGAAGGCTCTTGAAAAAGCGGGAATTGATAAAGAAATCATTGCAGAGGGCGGCAAGGCTTTGAAGAAAGCCCTTGACGCAAACAGCATGAACGCATATTTTATATATTGCAATGCGCTGGCGTATAAGGCTTTCGTTATGAAACGCAGAGATATGAAATACATAGTTTCCGCATTGCAGGCGGCAAAACCTATACTTCTGCGCAATATAAGCGAGTTTGATACGCAGGAATTTCTGCTTAATACCCCCACCGCAACTTATGACCTTCGTGACGGAATAAACGGCGCAAGAACTCACAGCGCAGACGATTGTATAACAAAAATAACAGCGGTATCTCCGTCTGATGATAACAAGAACTTGTGGCTGTCTGCTCTTGACAACACTTTCTGTGGCGACAACGAGCTTATTGAGTATGTTCAACAGATTGTGGGGCTTGCGGCATTGGGAAAGGTCTATCAGGAAGCGCTTATCATAGCTTACGGTGATGGCAGCAACGGTAAATCCACGTTCTGGAATGTGCTTGCAAGGGTCCTGGGCAGTTACAGCGGCAGCATCTCTGCCGATGCGCTGACTGTCGGCTGTAAGCGGAATGTGAAGCCCGAGATGGCTGAACTTAAAGGGAAGCGTCTGGTCATTGCCGCCGAACTTGAAGAGGGTGTACGTCTTAACACATCAATCGTAAAGCAGCTTTGTTCCACTGATGAAATCACTGCGGAGAAAAAGTATAAGGACCCGTTCAAATTCACTCCTACGCACACGATTGTTCTGTATACAAATCATCTTCCCCGCGTCGGCGCAAATGATGACGGTACATGGCGCAGGCTTATCGTCATACCATTCAACGCTAAAATACATGGCAAGTCGGATATCAAGAACTATGCGGATTATCTGTATGAAAAAGCAGGCGGAGCAGTTCTGTCCTGGATTATTGAGGGCGCTCAGAAAGCCATCAATAATAATTTCAGGATATCTGTTCCGGGTGTTGTAAAAGACGCAATAGGCCGCTACCGTGACAGTAATGACTGGTTCTCCATTTTCATTGAGGATTGCTGCGAAGTAGATAAAACCTATATACAGAAATCGGGCGAGTTCTACCAGGAATATCGTGCGTATTGTGCAAGAAACGGTGAGTTTACCAGAAGCACGACCGAGTTCTATACAGCTCTTGAAAATGCGGGTTTTCTGCGAAAGAAAACCAAGTCCGGCAATGTAATAATGGGGCTTCAGCTTAAGTCTGATTTCATAGAATAAACCTCAAGGGTGCAGGTCTTTGTAGGTCTTGGTATAAAACCCCCTTTAGGGCTGTTTTTATAGAAAAAATAGCCCTATATAAAAGTTTATGAATAGACCTGTTCAGACCTGCACCTTTGCAACAAGGAGCAGCTTATGAGAGAAAAAATAATCGAACATAAATTACTGATGGAAGTAAAGAAAATCGGCGGTCTGGCATTAAAGTTCGTATCGCCGGGATTTGATGGGGTGCCTGACAGGATCGTACTTCTGCATGGTGGTAAAATCGGCTTTGTGGAAGTTAAGGCACCCGGAGAAAAGCCAAGACAGCTTCAGCTGGCACGACACAGACTTCTGAATCAGCTGGGTTTTAAGGTGTATGTTCTTGACAGCGCAGAACAGATAGGAGCAATACTTGATGAAATACAATCCCCATGATTATCAGCGGTATGCGGCAGAGTTCATAACCACCCACCCGATTGCGGCGCTTCTGCTTGATATGGGACTTGGCAAGACAAGCATTACGCTGACGGCAATAAACGACTTGCTTTTCGACAGTTTCGAGGTTCACAAGGTACTTGTGGTTGCTCCGCTGCGAGTGGCTCGAGATACTTGGAGCGCTGAAATCGAAAAGTGGGAGCATTTGAAAAATCTGCGTTACAGCGTAGTGGTTGGTACGGAGCAGGAGCGGCTGAATGCGCTTCGCACTTCCGCTGACGTCTACATAATTAACCGTGAGAATATACAGTGGCTTGTCGAGGAAAGCGGTCTGATATTTGATTTCGATATGGCGGTCATTGACGAGTTGAGTTCATTCAAGGACCACCAATCGAAGCGGTTTAAAGCGTTCATGCAAATCCGACCGAAGCTGAAACGTATAATCGGGCTGACAGGTACGCCCGCAAGCAACGGTCTGATGGATTTATTTGCAGAGTTCAAACTACTGGATATGGGCGAGCGGCTCGGGCGGTTCATCGGACAGTACCGAAACACCTACTTTCAGCCGGACAAGTGTAACGGAATGGTGATTTACAGCTACAAGCCGTTACCCGATGCGGAACAGCAGATTTATGACAAAATCTCGGATATCACGATTTCCATGAAAGCCGCCGACCACCTTAAAATGCCGGAACTCATAAGTTCGGAATGCATGGTTCAGCTTTCCGAAAAGGAAAAGGAGAAATACGACCGTTTGAAGAAAGACCTCATTCTCTCCACCGAGGACAATGAGGTTACTGCGGCTAATGCTGCTTCTCTTTCAAATAAGCTTTCGCAGATGGCGAACGGTGCGGTTTATTCCGATGACGAAAGCATTATCGAGATACACGACCGCAAGCTGGACGCATTGGAGGATATAATCGAAAGCATGAACGGGAAGCCACTCCTTGTTGCTTACTGGTTCAAGCACGATTTGGAGCGTATCAAGAAACGGTTTGATGTTCGTGAAATTCGGTCAAGCGTGGATATCTCCGACTGGAACAGCGGAAAAATCCCTGTGGCACTTATCCACCCCGCTTCTGCGGGACACGGATTGAACCTGCAGAACGGCGGTTCGACCCTGGTGTGGTTTGGGCTTACATGGAGCCTTGAACTGTATCAGCAGACAAACGCAAGGCTCTGGCGGCAGGGTCAGACCGCAGACACTGTGGTAATTCAACACATAATCGCAAACGGCACTATCGATGAGCAGATAATGAAAGCTCTGAAAACAAAGGACACAACACAGGCGGCACTTATCACCGCAGTGAAAGCGGAGGTACATAAATGAACCCGTATAAAGAACTCGCAAATGCTATAATCTTGCAGGCAGTCAAGGATTATCGTGATGCTGTGGAACGTCTGAGATATACACCGGATGACAAATCGGCGCAGCATGACAAAAGGAGTATTGAGAAATTCTTCCGTTCAAACTGGTTTTCAATTCTCTCGGACTTGAACGGTGAACTGCTTCTGAAAAAGCTCAAAGAGGAGGTCGCGGCATGACGGCAAAGGAATATCTCGGACAGGCATACAGAATAGATCAGCGTATCAACAGCAAGATGGAGCAGATAGCTTCATTGAATCTGCTTGCGCAGAAAGCGACAACGGTTTTCAGCGATATGCCCGGAAACTCCACCCGCAATATCCACCGCATGGAGGACGTCATAATCAAAATCGTAGATATGGAGAGTGAGATAAACGCTGATATTGACAGCCTTGTTGACCTCAAAAAAGAGATTGCCGGAGTTATTCGCGGCGTTTCAAATCTTGAGTATCAGACCTTACTTGAACTACGGTATCTGTGTTTCAAGACCTGGGAGCAGATAGCCGTTCAGATGGGATACGGCATAGACAACATCTACAAAATGCATCACAAGGCGCTGCGTGAAGTAATCGTACCTGAAACATTACAGTAAAATCAACTATTTTACAGTAGCCCCTTTGTGGTATGATATAATCAGCAAAGAATACAGAGAAAGCCTTGTCGGTCAATGAACCCGCAAGGCTTCCTGTGTGTCTGTACGAAAAATTCGTAATAATATCGCACGATTTTCGAATAAAAGAAGAATAAATCGTTCGATTCAAGGAGATGACCCCCATGCCCAGACGACCGCAGCGACCGTGTTCCTACCCTGGCTGCCCGAACAGATGTGACGGGCAGTACTGCGAGGAACATTCAAAGCTAATGAACCGCCGCTACAACAAGTTCGTCCGCTCCGCTGACAGCAACAAGAAATACGGCAGAGCGTGGCGGGAAATACGCAGTCGGTACATTTCGGCGCACCCGTTGTGCGAGCTGTGTCTGAAAGAGGGCCGGCTCACTCCGGTTGAGGAGGTACATCATATCGTTCCTGTGTCGCACGGCGGCAGTAATGATTTCGGTAACCTGATGTCACTGTGCCAGTCGTGTCATACGAAGATACACCACGACCTCGGCGACCGGTAGGGGCGGTCAGAATCTCTGTGACCTTTACTGCGGACAGCGGCCCGGGGCTTCGTGTGCAAAAATCGGGGTTCAAACGGGGTATTAAACCATGAATATATTTTCGGACGGTGTGAACCGTCCTTTTTTCTTGTCCTGCGGAGGTGAAAAACATGGCTAAGGACGGCACAAACAGGGGCGGCAGACGGGTACGCGCCGGAGATAAACCCGCTCCTGCCGCAGAGAAAAAGCAGAAAGGACTTCCGGTGAAAATCATAAGCAACGACATACCGGCACTCGATACTGCCGAACTTGAAGCGGTCGACCTGCCGGAGGGCGCTATGCTGAACGGCTCGGATATGCCGAAGCCAAGCGACTATCTGTCGGCTCGGCAGAAGAACGGAGTTCCGCTCGGCGCTGATGAAATCTACAAGGAAACTTGGCTGTGGCTGAAACAGAGAAACTGCGAGAACCTTGTCAATAAACGGCTTATCGAGGCTTATGCACAGGCTTTTGCAAGATACATTCAATGCTTGCTAGGCAAGCACCCAACCACTGGCGGTGTTATTGCTTCGCCATTCGTGCAGATGTCGCAGCAGTTTCAGAAGAACGCAAATCTCATCTGGTATGAAATTTACGGAATAGTCAAGGAGAACTGCACCGAGCCTGTCGGTGATGATTTGAACGATGCTATGGAAAGACTTCTTCGTTCTAGGAAAGGATAACGCTATGTCAAAGGATACCATCGAATTTTTCAGAGAACTCAAAGGCAGCCGTCCGAACCTTACAGTACAGCAATACCGAACAATTAAGGGGCAGGCTGTAAAAGGCAATATTGCGGACGCCCGAAAAGGTCTGCACAAGGTCTTGAAAAGGAGGAACGTCAGATGAACACGACCAGTGAAATGCAGCTTGTCCAGATAGACAGGCTGATACCGTACGTCAACAATGCCCGAACGCACTCGCCGGAGCAGCTGAACAAGCTGCGTTCCTCGCTGCGGGAATTTGGTTTTATCAATCCCGTTATCATCGACAGGGATTTCAATGTTATTGCAGGTCACGGAAGAATTCTCGCTGCAAAGGCCGAGAACATCTCCGAAGTGCCTTGTGTGTTTGTAGATTATCTTACTCCTGCGCAGAAGAAAGCGTACATAATCGCAGACAACCGAATGGCTCTTGACGCGGGCTGGGACGAGGAGATGCTGAAAGTTGAAATCGAAGCATTGCAGGCGGAAGATTTTGACCTCGGTCTGACAGGCTTTGATGAAAAGGAACTCGCTGCGTTCTTTGACGATGATTCCGATACCAAGGACGATGATTTCGATGTTGACGCAGAGATGGAAAAACCTTGCACAACAAAAGCGGGCGACCTCTGGCTTCTCGGTAATCACAGACTTGTCTGCGGCGATAGCACCAAACCAGAAACTTACGAAGTTCTCATGAATGGTAAACAGGCAAATCTTGTGGTTACCGACCCGCCGTACAATGTGAATTATGAGGGTTCGGCAGGTAAAATCAAGAACGACAATCTTGAAAACGAAAAGTTCTACCAGTTTCTGCTTGACGCTTTCACCTCCATGGAGAAAGCTATGGCGAACGATGCAAGCATCTATGTTTTCCACGCAGATACAGAGGGGCTTAACTTCCGCAAAGCGTTTGCTGACGCGGGATTTTACCTTTCCGGCACTTGTATCTGGAAGAAGCAGTCGCTTGTTCTCGGGCGCTCGCCGTATCAATGGCAGCATGAACCGTGCCTGTTCGGTTGGAAGAAGAACGGCAAACACCAATGGTACTCCGACCGCAAGCAGACGACAATATGGGAGTTCGACAAACCAAAGAAAAACGGCGACCACCCGACAATGAAGCCGATTCCGCTTATTGCCTACCCAATAAAGAATTCAAGCATGAGTAACTGTATCGTTCTCGACCCGTTCGGCGGTTCGGGCAGTACGCTTATCGCCTGTGAGCAGACTAACCGTATTTGCCACACCATCGAGCTTGATGAAAAGTTCTGCGATGTTATCGTGAAGCGGTATATTGAGCAAGTCGGCTCGGCAGACGGTGTGTTTGTGGTGCGGGACGGAAAGACGGTGGCTTATTTAGAACTGGAGGTTGTCGATGAAGAATGAACTCACGCTCGGCAGCCTGTTTGACGGCAGCGGAGGTTTTCCGCTCGGAGGAATGCTTGCTGGCATTACTCCTCTGTGGGCTTCGGAAATCGAGCCGTTCGCTGTTCGGGTAACAACGAAAAGGCTGCCGAAGATGGAGCACTATGGAGATGTGTCCTCGCTAAACGGCGCTGACCTGCCGCCTGTGGATATTATCACTTTCGGCAGTCCGTGCCAGGACATGAGCATTGCCGGAAAACGCAGCGGTCTTGACGGTTCAAGGTCAAGCCTGTTCTATGAGGCGGTCAGAATTATAAAAGAAATGAGGTGCGCTACCAATGGCAAATATCCAAGGTTCTGCGTGTGGGAAAACGTCCACGGAGCGTTCAGTTCCAACAAGGGCGAGGATTTCCGGTGCGTCCTCGAAAGCCTGTGCAGGGTCAGGGACGAAACCGTTTCTGTTCCTAGATGTGAGAAATGGACAAACGCAGGAGAGATACTGGCAGACGGTTTCTCAATCGCCTGGCGAGTGCTTGACGCGCAATACTGGGGAGTACCCCAACGAAGAAAACGCATCTACCTTGTCGCAGATTTTGACGGCGAATGCGCCGGAAAAATACTGTTTGAGTCCGAAGGCTTGTCGGGGTATTCTGCAGAGGGCTTCAAAGCGTGGCAAAGAGCTGCCGCCGCTGCTGAAAGCGGCTCTGGAACGACAGGCGCAGTCTGCTTGAACGACCAGGGCGGACAGTCGATAGAAATATCGAACAATATAACCGCAACTCTTCGCGCGGAAACACACGGTCACCCGCCCTGCGTGATGGAATCCGCAGCCGGATTTTGTACAGAACACTCGGCAAAAGCGGGAGGTATTGGCTACGAAGCTGAAACTGCGCCTACCCTCCGTGCCGGAACAGTTCCTGCAACTGTTTATGAAAATCACTCGCAGGATACACGCTATACGGAGTTGCACGGTATTGCTCCTACGGTTTCTTCAACCTACGGGACAGGCGGCAACAATCAGCCGTTTGTCGTGGAAGATACTCGCTGTTTTGATGTTCGTTTCACATCTGACGGCACGAAAAACGCACGGCAGAACTGCTATGAAACGGATACATCACGGACGATAGATACGGGAGGTAATTCTCCCGATTCAAACCAAGGCGGTGTGGCAGTCGTAGCTGTTCAGGGCTCAATGATAGGCAGAACCGATAAGAACGGTCCGCAAGGCAGCGGAGTGAATGAGGATGTTTCATTCACGTTGAATGCCACCGACCGCCACGCAGTAGCATTTTCGCAGGACAGCTACACGAAGTACAGCGAAAACGATAAATGCGGTGCGCTTCGAGCCGCGGGTGGAATGTACGGAGGAGGCTCTGAAACGCTTGTTTACAGCACAAGCAAGAATTCCTACCATACCGAAGCCGAGGAGAATCTCGCAAACACGCTTGTCGCAAGCGATTACAAAGACCCGCCGACCGTGAATTCTCCGGAATACATAGTCCGCAGGCTTACTCCAACCGAGTGCGCCCGTTTGCAGGGATTTCCCGACTGGTGGTGCGCAAATCTCGGAACGGATGAGCCAACAGATGAAGAACTACGGTTCTGGAAAGAGGTCTTTGAAACACACAGAAAAATCATCGGCAGCGCAGTCAAGCCGAAGTCCGAAAAGCAGATCCGCGCATGGCTGAAAAATCCCCACAGCGACTCTGCCGAGTACAAGCTGTGGGGAAACGGTGTTGCTTTGCCGTGTGTTTTCTTTGTGCTTTCGGGGATTGCATGGTTCAGTTCTTGCTCGAATTAGCGTTGCCCGGCTCATCGCCAAGCACGATTTTTCCGTGCTTTTCTTCAAACTTTTCTATACACTCACGAATCAGAACGATGATTTGCCCATTTGCGGAACGAGCCTCATAATCGGCAACGTAATGCAGTTTGTCGAGCATTTCATCGTCAATTCTGATGGATAAACTCTTGATAGCCATAAAACTCCTCCTGTTTATATCCGATATGTGTTTATTTTAACACCAGAATGTGCTATAATGTATGAAGTGAGTTCAAAGTGCGTTCATAATGCGTTTATAAGGAGGGCAACATGAAAGTAGCTGTAATTGGTTCAAGAGGGCTGAGCGTGAGTGATTTAGGCAGATATCTCCCCGAAAATACCACGGAAATCGTGTCCGGCGGCGCTAAAGGAGTAGATACTTCCGCAAGGAAATATGCTTTGGCACACGGAATAAAGCTGACGGAGTTTCTGCCGGAATACACAAGGTTCGGCAGGAGCGCTCCGCTGAAACGGAACATCACGATAATCGAGTATTCGGATATCGTGATTGCGTTCTGGGACGGAAAATCGAGAGGAACGAAATTCGTCATTGACAACTGCCGCAGGCTTGGTGTCGAGGTCAGAGTTTACATTATAGACTAATAGTTGAGCCGTACATTGTGCATAACGCAGAATGTGCGGCTTTCTGTTAAAACCCGTTGACTTATCCCCCTATTCGAGTAAAATGTGTAGTACCGAAAGGAAATGGAGGTACATACAATGACAATTAACTACAACGCGCAGGACAGAAAACCGCTTGTAAAGGCAATCAGCGAGTTCACGGGAGCAAACGCAGTTTACATGAGGACACCGACCTACGCTTACCGAATCGACTATTTCACGGTGACCCGCGAGGGCAACCTTGAATTTGATGACAGAGCCGACAGTGAGGAAATCGAGGGTCTGCTTGAATTCCTTGCAGAGCGTGGATTCATCGCCGGGAATGCCGACACAAGCGCCACAGAGCAGCCGGAAACGGCAAGCGAGGAAGTATCCGCAGACACCGACAGCGCCGAACACAGCGAATCTGTGGGGCTTACAGTAGAAGTTCCACTTGAGGGTATGGCGGTCGGAAACCTCACCAAGCTGCTTGAAGCCAAAGGCAGACTTATCCGCAGAGCCTTAGCGTTGGACAGCCTGCCGATTGAGGTCACGGATAGCACGGTGAAGTTTCCATGGTTCGCAGACTGCGGCGCTGACGAGTGCAAGGCATACACGCATTTTATTTCGGCGCTCTGCGAACTCGCCGCAAATGCAAAGCGAGTTACGGCTAAGGAAAAGGAAACCGACAACGACAAGTACGCATTCCGCTGCTTTCTCCTGCGGCTGGGGTTCATCGGTTCGGAGTACAAAGCCGAGCGGAAGATACTGCTGAGAAATCTCACAGGCTCATCGGCTTTCAGAAATGGAGGTGCTGCAAATGAAGTTTCCGAGTAAGGAGCAAATCGAGCAGTACCGCCGAGAGTACCCTGTCGGCTGCCGTGTGGAACTGGTTTCAATGGACGATTTCCAGGCGCCGCCGACAGGTACTTGCGGCACGGTTAAAGGTGTTGACGACGCAGGAAATCTGCTCGTCCGCTGGGATAACGGCTCCGGGCTGAATGCTGTTCTTGGTGTTGATGTAGTTCGCAAAATCCGTGGCTGATATACACAATTTCAGCGTGTGTATTTCGTTCAATATATTGTGGTAAAACCGCTTGCTATATACTGCTTTTAGAGTTAATATGTGTGTACCGCAAGGGAAACAAAGCAAACGGAGGATACAAAAATGAACGAGAAAACCACCAAGCAGATTGAAGAAATGATGAACCAGACCATAGGGGTCGAGGTTGAAATGAATAACATTACAAGAGCAAAAGCCGCGCAGATTGCCGCCGATTTCTTCGGCACACACCGCCACGAAAATACCGCAGGCCGCAACGGTTACTGCACCTACTCCGCATGGGACAGCGAGGGACGCGAGTGGAAGTTCCAGAAGGACGTCAGCATTCACGGACCGGACAGCGAAAAGTGCGAATTAGTCACCCCGATACTTACCTACGCAGACATGGAAACCCTGCAGGAACTTATTCGCAGACTGAGAAAAGCAGGCGCGAAAAGCGACGCAACAAGGGGCTGCGGAGTTCACATTCACATTGGAGCCAAGGGGCACACACCGCAAAGTTTGCGAAACCTTGCAAACATTATGGCAAGCCACGAAAGCCTTTTAGCAAGCGCCTTGAACCTCGACAGAAGCCGCATGAGCCGCTACTGCCGTACGGTCAGCAAGGATTTCCTGGTGGAACTCAACCGCAAAAAGCCGAAAACCATGGCGGCGCTTGCGGACACCTGGTACGGCAGTCAGAACGCGGATTACGGCAGGTCGGCGCACTACAACGAGAGCCGCTACCATATGCTGAACCTGCACGCAACCTTTACAAAGGGAACGATTGAGTTTAGACTTTTCCAATTCGATGCACCTTGCGGTGACAAGAAGAACGGACTTCACGCAGGTCAACTGAAAAGCTACATTCAGCTTTGCTTGGCGCTCAGCCAGCTTGCCAAGCAAGTCAAGACCGCAAGCGCAAATCCTCAGCAGACCGAAAACCCCAAGTACGCAATGAGAACATGGCTTTTACGGCTCGGATTCATCGGCGATGAATTCAAGACCGCAAGGGAGCTTTACACCAAGCGGCTCGAGGGTGACACGGCTTTCAGAAACGGCAGACCCTAACAAGCAGGAATTAGCTTCCTGCCTCCAACTCCCCACACTGTGGGGCTTTTGGTGGTAGAAAGGTGATTTCTGATACCGGCGGCACGGACGCCGCAAGGTTGTCCCCAAAAGGCGGCATAGACGCCGCCAACAGAGGGACAACACCGCCTTTCGGAAAGGATTATCACTATGAAACGTTATTATTTAGCCTACGGCAGTAATCTGAACCTGCAGCAAATGGCACTGCGGTGTCCTATGGCAAAGCCCGTGGGGACTGCGGTAATCAGGGACTACGAACTGCTCTTCAAGGGCAGTAAAACGGGCGCTTACCTCACGATCGAACCGAAATCGGGAGCAGAAGTTCCTGTCGCAGTCTGGTCGGTCGAACCTGCCGATGAGAAACGGCTTGATGTGTACGAGGGCTTTCCGGCTTTCTACTACAAAGCCGAACTGGAACTGCCCGTGAGGTACTTTTCGGGCAAGACAGTGGTCAGAAAGGCTTTCGTGTACATTATGCACGAGGAGCGTCCGCTGGGATTGCCGAGCGGTTCGTATGTTCGGACTTGCCTTGAGGGTTACAGCAATTTCGGCTTTGACGAGAGTATTCTTCTCGCAGCGCTGAACAACAGCAGGAGGGTTGCAAATGAAATCAGATAACGCAACAGGACTTCGCACCTGCCCCCGCTGTGGGGCGCAGTACGGCGGGGTTCCCGCTCTTTCGAGAAAGTACCCAAACACGCAGATTTGCCCCGACTGTGGCACACGGGAGGCTTTGGAGAGCATTGGAGTTTCCGCTGACGAGCAGGAAAAGATTATCAGTATCATTCACAATAAAACACACAGTTCTGACCGCTGATATTTGTGTAGTATATTATCCGAAAACCGCTTGATATAATGCGGCTTTAGAGTTAATATACAGTCACCGAAAGGAAAATACACAAATACGGAGGAAAAGGATATGTGGACACAGGGTACGATTAGAGTTAAGGACAGCAACGGCAGAATGGTTTCGGTGACTTTCTGGGTTAAGCATTACGAAGAAGAAAGCCAGTTCGGAATCGACAACGGCAGAATTTCCAAACTTATGCTCAAGCAGGACGGCAGGGTCGTTTACAACTACGACCGGGGCGAGGACGTTGAACCTCAGACTCCCGAAGCCGAAAAGGCGCTTGCGGTACTGATACACGAATACAACTAAACACTTGCGAAAGCCGCCGGCGGGCGGTTTTCTTCGTTATGGGGGTGATAATATAAGAAAACTGAAAAAATACAAGCCGACAAAGTTCAAGCAGAAATCCTCGGTCTACGATAAATCCGCTGCGGATTATGCCGTGGCTTTCATTGAGAACCTCTGCCACACCAAGGGCACATGGGCGGGAAAGCCATTTGAACTTATAGACTGGCAGGAACAGATAATCCGAGATTTGTTCGGAACGCTGAAACCTAACGGCTACCGACAGTTCAACACGGCATACATAGAGATACCGAAGAAACAGGGCAAGTCCGAGCTTGCCGCCGCTGTTGCTCTGCTGCTTACCTGCGGTGATGGCGAAGAACGAGCCGAGGTGTACGGTTGCGCCGCCGACAGACAACAGGCGGCCATCGTGTTTGATGTGGCAGCGGATATGGTGCGAATGTGTCCTGCGCTTTCCAAGCGAGTGAAGATTTTAGCATCACAGAAGCGGCTTATATACACACCGACCAACTCGTTCTATCAGGTGCTTTCTGCAGAAGCGTACAGCAAGCACGGCTTCAATATCCACGGAGTTGTGTTTGACGAACTGCACACCCAGCCGAACCGCAAACTGTTTGATGTAATGACCAAAGGCTCTGGTGACGCGAGAATGCAGCCGCTGTATTTTCTTATAACCACCGCCGGAACTGACACCCACAGCATTTGCTACGAAACGCACCAGAAAGCCAAGGATATAATCGAGGGTCGGAAAATCGACCCTACTTTTTATCCCGTGATTTACGGCGCGGATGAATCGGACGATTGGACTGACCCGAAAGTGTGGAAGAAAGCCAACCCGAGCCTTGATATTACTGTCGGAATCGACAAGGTCAAAGCCGCCTGCGAATCTGCCAAGCAAAACCCCGGCGAGGAGAACGCTTTCCGACAGCTTCGCTTGAACCAGTGGGTAAAACAGGCGGTTCGTTGGATGCCGATGGAGAAATGGGACAAGTGCGCATTTGCCGTTGATGAGGACGAACTGGAGGGGCGAGTTTGCTACGGGGGTCTTGACCTTTCTTCTACAACAGATATTACAACTTTTGTTCTTGTATTTCCACCGTCCCTTGGTGGCGCAGCGTCCGTGCCGCGCTTGGGGGACGGCTTCGCAACATCGTGTTGCCCACCGCTTGACGAAGATG